TCATATGGCCAAGACTCACACAGCGCAAGCGCTGCGGCCTTGGCATTCTCCAAGCCATCCAAGCTGTGATCCCATGAAAGGGTCACACGCTGGGTTCGCTCACCGTCTCGCTTATGCGTTGCGGTGATTCTGGAGTCTCTGTGATCAGTAGGCCCCAAGAACTTGGTGCGGATCAATGGTCCCTGTAACAGTTGCATTGATTCACTCCGCGTCGTAACCGTCGAACCATTCGCCAGCCTTTCGGGTTGACGGGTTCTTGCAATGCTCCTGAGCCTGTTCAAGAGTTAAACCGCGCTGAATGACGCGGTTGCTCTTGTTTAGGTGTGGAGCGTAAAAGCGAACGATTTTGTAAGTCATTGGTGCGGTGAAATGGTCGAACGGTGAACGAGTGACGATCATCGGACGACCCGCACATAAGACTGCGTACCGCTGTGCTGTTGGAGCGATTCGGTTAGTGCTGTCTGGACGAAAGCAACGCCGAAGGCACCCGCCGCAACATAAGCGGTGAGCAAACTTAAAAACGTTTTCATTGGTTGAATAGGTTGGTTTGGGTTGGTTCGTTTGCATTGAGTGGGAGCAAGCTCCTGACGTGCTGACCGCTTGGGTCTGCTGTCTGCGGCTAGCAGCTGCAACCCTGGGGGCTGTGCTGTTAGTGCGGATCTGCTCCCTATGTAGTTGTCAAGGTTCTGAACTGGCAGAGCGGGGAGAATCTCCCCTCTCCTCTCTTACAGTATTGCATACCTATTGGTGTCTTGCAATAGTCAGGGGACAAATTAGGTCAGCTTGCCAACCGTCACACGCTGGCAAAATCTTGGTTTTTCGCAGTTTTTCCCACGTTTTCCGTTTTTTTCCGCTGGCTGCCTGGCTGCTCAGCTGCCGGGGGGCAGGGTTGCAGATCCCTGTAGCGGGTAGCAGGTTGCCCACTACTTACACACATGTCTGCACAACAGTATTCGTGTAATAAAAAAGCCCCCTAAGTGGGGGCAGGGGTCAAGTTTTCAGGACGCCAGATCAGTCGTCTTTATTTTCAATGGAGATCTTGAGTTCAGGCGCTTGGATGTTGACGGTTTCAACGGACTCACCGATGACACGTCCAATGGAGTCGAGCACTTGACTTGCGGTCTGCAATTGTCCCTTCTTGAGAGCTTGATGGAACAGTTTGGTGCGCATGTGTTGAAGACGGGCGAGCATGTTTTCGCGATCTGCTTGCCAGTCTTCATCAACGAGCTTTTTAACTTCTGCCCAATCGCGCCAAGCGGTATTGATTGAGATCTGTTCTTTCTCTTTGTGGTCGTACACGAGCGCACGAGCCGACAATCCATCGAGCTGTCGTCGATAAAGCCGCCTAACGCGATCTTCTTTGGCTTGTGTGGTGCGATCCGTTAGAGGTTCAGGCATCAACCTATCGACCTTTTTTCAGATAATAACCTCCCACACTGTGTTCTGGCACGATGAGGAGGGGGGTAGGGGTTGAAAACCTGTGTAATGTAATAGGCATGAGCGTCAAAACCGAGCCCATCAGTCTTCGATGGGCACAAGGCCAAGTCTTTTCGAGCGAAAAGCGTTTCCGTGTATTAGTTGCCGGTCGTCGATTCGGCAAATCGTACCTTTCATGCGTTGAGCTATTACGTGGAGCGCTCAACAAGCCAGGCGAGACGTTTTTTTATTGTGCTCCGACTTATCGGATGGCAAAGGATATTGCGTGGCGAGCGTTAAAAAAGCTAGTTCCAAAGGTCTGGATCAAGACTAAGAACGAGACGGACCTACGAATCGAGCTAATCAACGGTTCAACGATCGAATTGAAGGGCACTGAGAACGCAATGGCGTTGCGGGGCCGGAGTTTATCGGGCGTAGTGCTTGATGAGGCAGCATTTATGGATTCAGAGGTGTGGTTTGAGGTGATCCGGCCTGCTTTAGCGGATAAGGAGGGTTGGGCATTGTTTATTTCGACGCCAGACGGTACAGCTAGTTGGTTTTATGACTTGTGGTGTTATGTGCCAGACGACGAAACAGGAGAATGGCAACGATGGAGCTATACAACGATTGAAGGTGGAAACGTCAGTAAGCACGAGGTCGAAGCAGCCCGCGCTCAACTTGATACGCGCACGTTCCGCCAGGAATTTGAAGCGTCCTTCGAGAATCTGACTGGTTTGGTGGCCATCAGCTTTTCAGACGACAACATTTCAACAGAAGCGAAGGACATTTCAATTCAGCCGCTGCTTTTAGGCGTTGACTTCAACGTGGATCCAATGAGCGGTATCTGCGCAGTCAAGAATGGCGACACGTTGTACGTGTTTGACGAGATTATGTTGACGGGTGGAGCGACCACTTGGGATTTTGCGGAAGAAGTGACCCGTCGATACGGTGTGGATCGCCGAGTTATCGCGTGTCCTGACCCAACAGGCGGTGCAAGGAAGACTAGTGGTGTTGGTGTAACGGACCACGCAATCCTTAGACGCAGTGGTTTTACGGTTCAATCACCGCGATCACCGTGGAAGATCCGCGACAAGATCACAGCGGTCAATACTGGCCTAATGGATGCTTCTGGAGCGCGTCGGGTCAAGATCCATCCGAGGTGTAAGGAGTTGATCAAGTCGTTGCGAACGCTGACTTACGCGCCAGGTACTGGTTTGCCTAACAAAAACCTAGGAGTGGACCACGCCTTTGATGCTTTCGGGTATTTGGTGTTGCAACAGTTCAACCTTGCCAAGCCTGAGACTTTGGGAGCAACGAGTTATCGCATCTACTAAAATGGTTGAGTAACTTTGCCAAAAGGCGAAGGACAAGTCTCCTGCAGCGGATCAGGAGCGAGGGACGCAGGCGCGTGAGCCGGTTCTAGTCCGCAATCATTTGGAGCGCTAGACTGGGCATGTCGTCGCATTTCGTGTCATGCCTGGCCATTACGGAACCAAGAAGGGGACCAAAAAGGGCACGAAAAAAGGCGGCAAAAAGATGTGATGTTTAAGTTGTAATCACTGGAGTTTTCGTCATGCCAGCCAAAAAGCGCGGTTTATACGCCAATATCGCGGCCAAGCGTCGTCGCATTAAGGCGGGTTCTGGCGAAAAAATGCGTAAACCGGGCGATCCTGGCGCTCCAACAGCAAAAAACTTCAAGGAAGCTGCTAAAACAGCAAAAAAACGTAAGCCCAAGGGTAAAAAGTAATGGCCAATGTCGGCACAACCATTACAGATCGTTTCACCAACACAGTGGAGTTCACTGGCAATGCAATGAGTTTAGTGGATGACTGGTTTCAAGTCCACGCACACTCTAGTGAATACTCTTTTGCCGCAAATGTAACCAGTACTGCCAACTTTACTATTGCATTAGAGGCAAACTTCAACGGCAACGGGAATTGGTTCACGATTGACACCAGCAAAACAATCAATGCTGCGGGTCAATACGTTTATTTTTATACCGGCAGGGCTGCCACGACAATTCGGATGCGAATTGCGTCCATTTCATCTGGCACAGTAGCTTTAACGCCGCATATTGTTGTTGCTTACCATGGCTAAAATCCAACGCGGCGGCCATACATTTGATGGCTACAACAAACCAATCGCCACTCCAGGCCATTCGAGCGGTAAATCTCACGCTGTTGTAATAAAGGAGAACGGTAAGGATCGTTTGATTCGATTTGGGCAACAGGGTGCAAAGACGGCTGGTAAGCCAAAAGCTGGTGAAAGCGAAGCAATGAAAAAGAAGCGTGCGGCATTTAAAAAGCGCCATGCGAAGAACATTGCCAAGGGGAAAACCAGTGCCGCATATTGGGCTAACAAAGTAAAATGGTGACATGACTTACTCCGTTCCAGGGCTCGTCAGGACCCATTTGGTCAGCAGCTCCTATTTAGGGAGTGTTGACAGTCCGTTTGTGCGTACACGGGCCGTCATTGACCAGATGAAGGGCTGGGAGATCATGAAAGCCGTCACGAACGGCACGGAGTATTTGCGTGACAACTGCGAAGCATTTCTGCCTTTAGAGCCGCGTGAGGACTATTCAGCGTATCTAGCGCGTGTAAATCGGTCCGTTTTTACGCCTTACACGCAACGTCTGCTGCGAGCGGCTGCTGGCCTGATTTTGCGTAAACCCATCAGTATTGAAGGCGACCCTTACTGGACAGAAGTCTTTAATAAGGATGTTGATGGATGTGGGTCGGATCTAGATGAATACGCTCGACGACTCTTGATTTGTGCCCTGACATATGGGCACTGTCACACGTTGGTTGATTTTCCTGCACCTTCGGGCGCGAGAAGTCTTGCAGAAGAGCGTGCTCTTAATCGTCGGCCCTATTGGATTGAGGTGGATCCAACCAACGTCTACGGGTGGCGACTGGACCGCGAAACCAATTATGGAAACCTTACGCAAGTTCGGATTGGCGAAAAAGCTGTAGTTCCTGACGGCGAGTTCGGAGAAAAAGTGTATGACCAAGTGCGTGTCATCGAGCCTGGTCGTTATCGCGTCTTCCGGCAAGAAGAGCAAAAGAAAGAGATGCAAGGGCAGTTTCCATACCCCTCTGCATTCAATCAATCCGACGCTACAGCACAGTACGACTTGGTTGAGTCTGGCGATTTCTCACTTGGTCAGATTCCGTTGGTGACGATTTACGCCAACAAAACAGACACAATGACCAGCAAGCCACCGCTGTTGGACATTGCTCATCTCAATTTGGCCCACTATCAACGGCAAGCGGATCTTATCCACAGTCTCCACATCGCTTCGCAACCGATGCTCGTTCTTGAGGGATGGGATGACCAGACGAAAGACATGGCTATCAGCGTTAATTACGCGATGGCGACCCAGCCGGGTAACAAGGTCTATTACGTGGAGCCTGCGGCAAGCGCGTTTGAAGCGCAATCGGCGGAAATCCAGGAGTTACAGCAGCAGATGGCGACGTTGGGCATCAGTACGCTGAGCCAGCAGAAGTTTGTTGCTGAATCTGCGGATGCTCGTCGTTTGGATCGTATTGACACCAATTCGATGCTGTCGATGGTGTCGATGGATTTGGAGTCAGGTTTGCAGAAGTCATACGACTTGGCTGCCAATTACTTGGGTATTGAGCCACCTGAGGTGAAGATCAGCCGTGATTTTGATCTGCAACGCTTGATTGGTCAGGATATTGCTGCAATGGCGCAGCTGTTTGAGAACGAGGTCATCGACCGCGAAGAGTTCCGCGACATGCTGGTTCAGGGCGAGATTTTGCCTACTGCAGCAGAGACTCAAGAGAGCGGTACAGTAGGGGAGTAATAGCTTTTGTTCCCATGGGACTTCGTTTCGAGGAAATCAATCCTCCCAAAAAAGAAGAAAAGCCCGCAGCAAAAAAGCCTGCCGCTAAAAAAGCAAAGACTAGTAAAGTAGAAGAGTAAACCAGTTTCCAATAATGGAAGAACAAGTCATCCAGGAGACACCCGTGGTGTCGCCTGAACAGCCCGTGGCTGCGACTGAGACTCCTGCTGTCGATGTTTCTGCATACGAGCAGCAAATTCAGACGCTCCAGCAACGTGCCAGTGAAGCCGAGGAAAAATTCCAAGGCATCAAGAGCAAGTTGGATGAGGTCTACAAAAAGCAAGACGACCAACGCAAGAAAACGCTTGAAGACCAAGGTCAATGGAAAGACCTCTGGGAAGAAGCCAACAAAACTGCTCAATCTAAAGACCAACAGATTGCTGATTTGGAGCGTCAGCTGACTGAGCTTCGAGCTTCCAATGAAACTGCAGCGATGAAAAATTCAGCTTTGGCTGCAATTAGCCAAGCTGGAGCAATCAACGCTGAACAGATGCTTCAGTTGGTGCAATCCAACCTGAAAAAGTCTGAAAGCGGTGCCGTCAAAGTGCTCGATGGCGGCGTTGAGCAGGATCTTGGTGTTTATCTTGCCAAGCTAAAAAATCCTGGCTCAGGTTTTGAGCATCATTTTAAGCCCAGCGCACAAGCAGGCATGGGTGCTAAGCCTATTACCGGCGTTTCTGGGACCGAAGGTGTCGCTAATCCTTGGGCAGAAGGTAGTATTAACCTAACAAGGCAAATGACCTTGGAAGCTACCGACCCTGATCTTGCAGCTGTGCTCAAGCGAGAGGCCGGTAAATAAGTCCCCGTGGGACACCACTTTCAAGTCTGTGACTTGAGAACCCGCAAACCTTAACCCTGAATAAGAAATGGCCGCACCATTTCAGAATTATTCCGGCGGTGTCCTTCTCGCGGACATCGTAAAAAGGAATAATCTCAGCACCTATGTGTCTGAGGCAATCAAAGAGCGCAGCCTGTTCGTTA